GCAGGATTTTAAAATCTGTTATGCCCCGGAAGGCAATATTGCAAAGAAAGAACTTCTTGCAGCTGGCTTTACCCAGCTGAGACTTCTCGAAGTTGGTGTTCTGGGCGAATCGGAGAAAGGGTTTATCTACGATGTCTTTCGTGATCGCATCATGTTCCCGTTCTTTGACCTGAAAGGAAACATTGTCGGATATTCTGGCCGTTATATTACTCCCCAGGAAAAAAGTGGGAAATACATTAATACAGGGGATACCCCTCTTTTCAAAAAAGGACTTCACTTATTCGGACTGTACCAGGCACGTGATGCTATCTCTCGATATGACAATGTTTATCTGGTCGAAGGCCAGTTCGATGTTCTTTCCATGCACGATGTAGGTGTTCGCAATACCATTGCCGGCAGCGGTACTGCCTTAACTCCTGAACAAATCCAGCTCATCGGACGCTTTACCAAGAAAGTCACTCTGATATATGATTCTGATACTGCAGGAATCAATGCTTCTCTTAAAAATTGCGAGGCATTGCTTGCTGCAGGTTTCCAGGTGAGTGCTGTTCCTCTTCCTAATGGGCAAGATCCGGATGATCTTGCAAGGGAGAAGAAAACAGATACCGGGAAGTGGATCATGAACCATCAAATGCATTTTGTCCGCTACTTTGCCCCATTATTGCGTGGTGATAATCCGGTAGAGGACCCGAATAAAGAAGAAGAGGCCATGCAAACCCTCTGTGAACTTGTTTCGGTAATTCCTTCAGAAACCCTCCGTCTTAAATGTATTGAAGCAATAGCCAACCTTTTTGACACCAATACTGAAGTGATCCAACGAAAGGTAAATGAGACTTTACGTAAAAAGAAGACAGCTTCGATCAAAGAAAAAGACCTGATGCAGCCTGGCATATATGGTATTGAAATGCTTTCAGAAACTCGCTCCGGAAACGAACCTTGCATTCTTACTTCAGATTATCAGGAATTTCTCACTTTATATGGAGACGAACCTATAGTATATGTTCATGGCATTCCGGGAATGAACGATATCCAATTACTCCGTCAAGCCGGCCAAATGTTTACTACAGATAGTGATGGCCTTACAATTTCTAAAGATGGGACAGAAGCCGATTATTTGGCTGCATTAGCTACAATGTTTCGTGGAGGTATATCCAACATCACTGTGACGGTTGAAAGGACAGCGGAACCCGACGATGAAGACGAGATTATAGATGACGAAGACCTGGAAGATGAAGATAATGTGATCGAGGCCTATAACTTTGCAAAATTTTATGTCTATCAGCATAAGCTATTCTTCAAAAATTTCATAGGAGAGCGTTCGCCTTATATTGAACGTTGTGCCGAGATTATAAGCTATGCTGATGATTCTGTACGTATAATCAATTACTCATACTTCTGTGGCTGTTTGGGACTGATAAAACAGGCTCTGACTGAAATTCTAAAGCCATATCTGGCCAAGCGTAAATCTCGTATGGCCATCAATGCTCAGCGTACAGATGATGATTATGTGGAGGAGAGCTATGATCCTGATGAACTTCCCCGATATGTCCAGGACAATCCGGAATACATGCAGATGTTTAATCAATGTAATTTCTATCCAAAGCTGAATAAGCAGGGAGAACCGGTCTGTTACCTTTTTAAGCAAGAAAAATCAGGTCATACGATGGTAGGCGACTTTTTTATGACTCCTTTGCTACATATTTATTCTGATAACGACGAAGATAACAAGCGTGTCATTAAAATAAATCGACGCTACTACAAAACCCCTCTTTACATAGAGGTTCCCTCCAAAGCTCTTGTTAAGAAGAGCACCATTGAGGAAAAACTAATCATGTTGGAAGCTGTCAATTTCACCAACGGTGAAGAGAAGCATTGGACCAAGATTCGCGAATATATGAGCCGTCACTATGTGAAGTGTACCGAAGTTGTTACTTATGGTAATCAGCAAGAAGACGGTTTTTCTCGCCGCGAGGATCAGCAATTTTTCGCTTTTGCCAATGGTATCTTCCATATAGTCGATGGTCTTGCTCGCTTTGATCCCGTTAATGAGCTCGGAGTCGTCACTCACCATAAGGAGAACTATTATTTGCCGGCATTTTCTACAATTTACGCAGGTTCTGGCCGGAAAACTGATAAATACGAGCTTATTTCTCAACTTGTATATAAAGAAATTCCTGCAGATAAAAGATGCTCATTTGAAGAGTGGGCTTCCCTGATGGATCGCGTATATAAGATTAATGACAATGGAAAATGGGCTCTTATTTATGCTATAATGTGTGCTTTCCGAAGCAATATTCACTGTATCGACCGTCTTTTTACCGCTCCCTTTTTTATGGGGCCTATGTCATCGGGAAAAACACAAATAGCGATATCCATCCGCTCCTTGTTCATTTCCCCTAATATTTCTATATTTAATCTGAATACCGGAACTCTGCCAGCTCTCTCTTCATTGCTTTCTTCTTTCAGGGATGTTCCTGTCGTTCTTGACGAGTATAACAATAAGGATATCAATGACCAGATGTTCCAATATCTAAAACAGTCTGTTTATGATGGAGAAGGCCGTCAGAAAAGGAAAGCAAATCAGGGTAAAGATATAGAAATAGAAAAGGTTTTTGCACCGGTAGTTATTTGTGGGCAGGAAACGCCTCAGAGAGACGACAATGCTCTTATGTCCCGTATCATTGTTTGTGAGGTTCCCAAAGCAAAGAATCGCACACCGGAAGAGATTGAGCTTTTCAATAAGCTGAAGGAGATTGAGGATCCATCAAAGAGGGGCCTTTCGAATGTACTTTTCGAGGTTCTTCAGCTGCGTCCCTTGGTTATGCAACATTTCCGGATGCTTAAGCAAAAAGCTTATGATGAACTGAAGAAGGAGCTGATGAATTCCGGAGAGATCGATCGTCTGATGAAAACGGCTTCATTATTTTTAGCAACATGTAATCTAATTGAAAATTATACAGATATGAAATTACCATTCACTTACAAAGATTTTTTCAAAATCGCATGCAACAAGATTAAGTTCCAGGTTGAACTGATTTCTAAAACCGACAAGTTGGCCAGCTTCTTCAAAGCAATGGATGTTATGATCGATTCCAAGGCAATAAAGGAAGGCCGGGATTTTGCCATCGACACGCCGGAACGGTTTACGATCAAACTTCCTGGAGGGGAGAAAAGGGAAATACCTATTCCTGCAGGAACTCGCGTATTGTTTCTACGTCTCAGCACCATTTATACGCAATACGCTCGATCATCGTACAACCAGGAAGATTCGACTCAATCTACCATCGAGCAGAACCTACGTTCGCATCCCAGTTACATTGGATTGGTGCATGCCCGCCGCTTTAATTGGTATGATGTAGTCGAAGTTCCACGCGGTGGCTTTGAGGAGAATATTCCCAATGAAACAGGCATACCTATTAAACTGAATAATGATATGGTTCGTAAGATGGAGAAGAGAAGTACTAATTCAAGCTGTATAGCTATCAATTACGAACTTTTCAGAGAATTGTATGATATTGACTTGCAGCGCAATCCGGAGGAGGATATCCCGACTGCTAATCCGGACAATGATCCTTTGGGAGTTGCTGATGCACCTCAACCCCTTGTTCTTTAGTGAGACAAATTCTATTCTAAACTCTCAAGCAATTATTCCCGGTGGCCACCCCATTGGGAATAATTGCTTTTTATATTCTGATTTGCGGACATTTCGTCGAATTCATCTAAACCAATGTTATACTATCTATCTTTCTCAAATCCCCCAGACCCCCTGAAACAAAAAAGAAAGCAAAGGAGGCAAAGTTTTGAAAAGAAAACTTTTCAGAAATACCGTCCAACAGTCCAACCGTCCAACAAGGAAAAACATTTTAAAATGTAACTCCCTGTTGTATAGTAGTATATATTTTCTTTTTAATTATATATATACTACATAGGTGTTGTTTTGTAGGACGCTGTTGGACGTGTTGGATTGACCGTTTTCAACCATCCAACATTCGGCATCCAACAAAAAAGAGAAATAACGCAGTTTGTTGGACGTGTTGGACGTCCTCCAACACTATTTTTCTTTTGGTAAATTTGTGTAACTAAATAATAATCAGTAACTTTAATAATCCTGTTGGACGGTTGGACGGTAGGATGAGAAAATGAACAAAAACTATTTCAAAAATATATTTAGAGGAAACAGCCATGATTACAACGAGCATTATGATTACACCTTACCTTGCTGAATATCTGCGTGGAAAATATAATAATGGCGCAGATGAACCCATTAGAATTCCTGACAATACAGATTTGTATCACGTTATTTGGACCCTGATGGCTCGTCGTCATCAGAATCAATCTCCGGTGGATAATGGCAATCTTACTATTGTTCTCCCAGACCGACGGATAGGAAAGGACCCACAAGTCTATAATTACCTTTCTCCACGAGCTGCCAAGGTCATAGAGAATGAAGTACGTCGTATGTTCAATCGTGACCTTCACACCGCTATGGATGAGAATGACTTGAACGGTCATGAGCTTAACAACCTCGATATCGTTCATAAATTCCTGTGTTCCTACTGTATTGACAGCATTACTGAAGATGCCTTGCTAAAAAACTTCTATCGGTGGCGGGAAAACATTCGAAAAAGAAAAAGACGTCGAGAGTATAAAAAGAAGTTAAAAAGGGGATGAAAAATCACCTACCGAACTATGCATTTTGTCCCAAAATGGCGGACAAAATGTCCTATGTGTGGCGAACTTATTGAATATCAAATAAATATAATCATTATGAGAGAATTATCCATCCAACTCAATGTATATCCCATCGCCAAGATGCGTCAGGATATCTATCGTTTCATTGCCGATGAATTTACTTTTTCGCCGGTACCGGAAGATTCCGAAGCCGGCAGATGCTACAATTGTAATAAAGAGATTACAGTCGATCTTCCACCAGCTGACGTTATCCGTGATTTTTCTTCGGGCAAGTTTGCCATTATAGAATTTCGGGATACCCGGTACCGGAAGTTCAGTATTGGGGATAATAAGATACCAGCCATCGTATACATTTCTCCGAATCTTAACTCCGCTACGCTGAAAATTGAGTGTAAAATGCTCAAATCGCCTCTCCTGTAGCGTCCTTCACCCCCTTCTGCAAGCTGCTTATCTTCGCTGAAAAGATATGCAATGAACAGAACTTTTCTCCGACAGCTTCTTCTATCAAACACTCAACAGCTTCTCATCTCGGCAGAAGGCTTCACTTCTGCCATGATGGATGCTTTCCCTTTGATAGCAAATGACACACCCACACCATCGGCTTTCTTCTTCGATGATGATCCGCCTACATATAAAGACTTGGCAGATAAAGCCCTTGCTAAAATCCAGCAACAACTGCATGCACTTTCCGAGTTCCAAGAAGTAACCCTTACCAGTGATTTTTCTTCCAATGAACTTCCTGAAGGTAGTATCGCCTACCATCGTATCTGGGGTTTTATCACTGCTGATAGTCGTTGGTATTTCTCTTCCAAGCAATTTGAACGGGATATCCTGGATGCTGAAGCTAATCCGGCTATTTCTTGCCACTTCATTCATGCCAACTCACCAGGTGGTGAAGCCTGGTATCTTGATAGACTCAGCGAGACCATGCGTTCGTTGAATAAGCCCATCATAACCCTTGTAGAGCAATGCGATTGCTCTGCCTGTTATTACATCACTTGCCATTCCAATGTTATCGCCGCACTTACAGCCAATGAAGTAATTGGCTGTATAGGTACAATGGTCGAGACCTATGACTTTAGCGGCTATTATGAGAAGCTCGGCATTAAAATCATTAGGCAAACCGCTGATAAATCAGACCTCAAGAATAAGAAGTACAACGACATGCGTGCTGGAAAACCGGAGCAATATGTCAAAGATGTGCTGAACCCGCTCACTGAGCAGTTCCTGAACGAAGTCCGTACAAGCCGTCCAGAACTGGGTGAGCTCCCGGAAGACGATCCTGTCTTCCGGGGCGAGACCTTCGATACAACTCATGCCATCGAAAAGAAACTCATTGATGGATCCATGACCTTCTTCGAAGCCGTTGCCAGCGCTGTAGACCTTGGCCGGAACTACACCAACTTGGAAACAATCAAAAAGAACGCTCTCAACTATTTATAACTTAATTTTTTCATTCACATGAATATTAAAGAAAGAATTCAGACCGTCCTGCAGAAATTGAAGCTGCTGGACAAAGCAAAAGCCAATCAGCTGACTGACGAAGAATGGAAACAGATTGTTGACTCTTATCAGAAAGAGTATCAATCAACTCTTCAGGATGACTTAGCCGCCGACATGGCAGCTCATGCTGCTACAAATACTCCTATCACTCAAGAGCAGATGGATCAGGTACAAGGCATTTTGGATAGTATTGTTAATCCAAACCAGAATGCAACTCAAGATGGAGAAGAAAAGCCGGTAGTACAGACTACTCAAACTCCGGCAACCGGTACTGACATTGTACAACTTGCTCAAGCCGTACAAGGCTTGGTCAACACGATGCAAAATAGTGCCACTGAAGATCGTCCCATTCAGACGGTAACCGCTACTACTGCCAGTTTCACAGGTCCTGCAGATCGCACGAAGTTCTTGTTTGGTATCGAAAATTCTATGTTTTCCATGACCGATCGTTGGAACCGTATTGCTGCTAATCCGGCAGCTGCAGCTTCTTTTGGAGCTTGGGATGAAGATACAGAAGGCGCTTCTTTCCGTAAACAGGCTGTAGCTTTCTCTCGCTCGTTGCAAAAACGCTATGCCTATTTGCACGCCAATGGCATGCTCGATGCCAAGAAATTGGCTGCCGGTGAATTTGGAACTAATTACGAAGGCGTTAATACTGCCGGAGTCGGTAACCAATTTGTAGTTCTCCGCCAAGATGCCTTGATTGCTCGTGTTCTCACGAAACGTGACCTCACTCAGTACTTCCCTGTACGCTACGGCATTCAGGATCATGACCTCGTATTCAACGCTTTCTTCTCTGAAGTTTCCCAGGCCTACCAGCAAGGTGAAATCTGGAAGGGTGACATGAAGCTCGAAAACGAGATGGGACATGTTGATGATGCTATGATCAAACTCAAGTTCGGTCCAATGAAGGAACTGGAGCGCATGTACATCGGTTACTTAAACAAAGAGGGTTCTGATCCGATCAAGTGGAACATGATCGAGTTCTGCATCCTTAATTCCTTAGAAACCGCCCAGGTTGAGCAAAACAAACGCCGTATGCGTGGTATCTATGTAAAACCGGAGACAGGCGTTGCAGGTAGCTATCTGAATGCTTCTACAGGTGTTATTTACACATTACTCCGCTACATTCATGAGTTTAAGATTCTTCCTCATGATGATGAAGCTTATCGTGGATATACCGATGCCGATATGTTGGATGCTGTTCAGGATTTTGTTGCCGACATCATTACTTCCTGCACGGAAGATATGGACATTGACAACCATGTTCTGTACCTGAACAAAACCCATCAGCCTTGGTGGATCAAGAACGTTCGTGCCAAATATGGTAAGGATATCGACTTTACCGGACCAGACAGTTATAAGTATGTTGTTCCTGATACGAACGTACACATCATTTGGCTTCCATATCTTGGCCAGCTTCCTCTCATGTTTATGGATGTGCCCGGAAACATTCAGTTCCTGGAATACGTACCGGGTGAAATGCTGTCTATCAAGGTTAAAGAAGACATGGAACTTGTAAAAGCCTGGTCTACTTGGAAAGAAGGTTGTTCGGCTTCATTTACCGGCCGTCGTTTCGACAGCCTGGATAAACTTAAAGCAAACAACTACGAATGGCAGCAAATCTTCATGAATAAACCTGCTGTTGACATGGAGGCTGATGCCACCGCCGTAGATGCTTCCAAAGGTTTCTGGCAAATCACTGTAGCCAATACTGCAGCCAAAGCCATTACCGATATCACTAATGCCAAAGCCGGTGTCGCTTATATCATCGAGTGTGGATCAACCGAAAATGCAACCACCATTGCCAAAGCCGGTAAGTTTGCCGATATCACTGAGGCGTATACACCTACTAAGGTCGGTGACTACATTATGCTGATCTTGAACAGCAAAGGAAACTTCCTGGAACTCGAACGCCAAGTAGCCGGTGTCCGCAAGGTGAACGCTGCACTGCAGCCTAACATTCCAGGTGTAAGATAACCTTTGTTAGTCTGGTAATTAATTGTTTTTAGGTGACAGGGGCGGGTTATTGGCCCGCCCTTTTCTTTTTAACCCATCATTTTATTTAATATGAAAGCAAAGAAAATTTCAAATCCTTTTCGCAAAGGAAACCAAGCGGCTCGCAAAATGCAGCTCCGCTTCTTTCTCTCACTGATGACGTTGATTGCATTCGCCTTCGTTATCGGAATGTTTCTGGATCCTTCCTCTTCTCCCTTCTGCCTCTCAGGTTTCACCGGCACTTCATTCGCCGCCATGATGGCTATCGGTGACGTTGGAGATGTCTCCGACCGACAAACTCATGGCTCGAATATAGCATATAAGGTCTATTTGATTGAAATCTCCCAAATCAACCCAGATGTAACTTTTCCGAAGCCTAATGCAAGTAGGGAAATAGGTACTTTACCTATGAAGACCGGACAATATATGAAGTATTTTGAGGCCCATGATATACCTACATATACATCAACGGGTGAAAAAGGTGATATCACCACCAGTGGAGAGAATAATTTCGTAATGATTATGGGAGGTATGCGCGACCAACTTCTCACTTTTATTGAAGAACATGCCGGTGGCAAATTCATTGTCATATTCAAAGAAGTAGGAGAGGAGCAATGGTATATTCTCGGCAATTATGATCGACCAATGGTACTGTCTTCTTATGAGTCCAAAAATGATAAAGATGGCCGCTATGTAACTTTCACATTCAAACGTACCAGCATAGATCAATATTACAAGTACGCTGGCGATATTATCCGTGTTCCTGCAGCCAAGCATGCGGCTGACTCAGCAACCTTGGCGATATCTCCTCAGAACAACCGGTACGAAATCCCGAACGGATCCGCAGCGACTTATGCCATCAATGCGATATCAGGCCTCACAGCCAATGATAAAGGTCGCTACATAACTCTTGAAGGTACCGGTACTGACAAAGCTGCCACTATTGCCGATGGTACAGCCTTCACTCTCGAAGATGGTGCCACCTGGACGGCCAAGGCCGGTTCCTCCATCACATTCCGAGTTATGGACCCGGCTACACTCGTAGAAGTCCAAGGAACGCGTGTTCAGACAGCTTAATCATCATTAACAGGCTAACCGACTGATAAAATTCAGTTGAGTTAGCTTGTTTCAAATCCAACAAGCTATGTATAATTTCAAAGAAAAGAAACTTCATTTTAATGCCCTCCGCAATCCGGATGCTGCAGTATATGACCTTGAACTGTTGCGACAAGTTCGTCCCTGGCTTCCTCAACTGAGAACTTATACTCGCGATCCGAAAAGATATGCGAGTGAAATCCTCTATTCTCTCCTGGATCTGACGACTCGAGAAAGCATTCGTGCCTTTCGTCGTAAAAAGTTAGATGAGCTGAAAGCTGCTACTGAAGTTCCTGGTACCGCTGCCGGGGATACACCTTCAGACGAAATCACCGCTACAGATAGTGATACTTCAGCCTCTGATGAGACTACCGGTACCACTGACGAAAATACTCCAGAATCAGTAAAAATAGAGGCTTTGGAACAATCCCTTGAGGAAGCCGAAGAAAGAGCAGAAGAGGCCGAGCAACGTGCCGAAGAAGCGGAAGAGGCTCAGGAAGAAGCTGAAACTCGAGCTGAAGAAGCCGAACAAGCCCTGGATACCGAGAAAAAAAAAGAGCAGCCCAAAGCAGCTCCAGCAAAGTCCAAAAGCACGAGGAGTACCCGCAAATCGACTGGGACAACCTCTTCGATCCGCAAGTCCAAATAGCCACACTCATCTACAACGATCGTGTGGTCACTTGGAAACAAATGAAGCAGCTCGACGAAAGCCTGGATAAGAAACCGGTCAAACGTGACATCATGGACATGGTGGAACTCCGGATCCGAAACTTGCAGGCTTTCGATGAGCTGCAATCGTTCAACGACACTGGGAAGTTCCTCTACATTCATCCGCTCATAACTCATCAGTCAGAGAGAGCGCAACTGACGAAGTTACTGAAGACGGATCCGCACGAGTTTCTACGCTTGCACAAGAATGTAGCGGATAACATCCGCAGATACGAATCTTACCTGAAGCGAACCGATCGGCAGACTCGGCGCTCTCAGGACAAAGAGAACCTCCGCCGCCATCGTGAACGTGAGGCCCTATTCAAAGCAATATTGCAAGATATAAGCCATTCCGAACTGCTTAATAATCCCTCTTAACGCTCCCTTTTGCAGTAGAATACAGATATGCCAACCAGCACTCATGCCAACTGTGTTCCTTTGCCTTGTCAATTTGCAAAACGACAAAGTAATATTAATCATTAAAAACATCAATCGCATGAGTGTAAACTATTCCCTCGCTCTGATGAGCAGTAAACCAGGTAATAAATCAGCCGCAAAACTTTATTATGCCAAAGCGCAAGCCAATGGTGAAATAACCATGGACGAAATGGCCGAAGATATTGCCTACGCCACATCCCTGACGGATGGAGATGCTTTGAATACTATCCGTGCCCTCATCAAGCAAATCAACAAGAATCTGGCGGCAGGCAAGATTGTCCGTCTCGAAAATTTCGGCAGTTTCCAACTCCAACTGTCCAGCAAAGGAGCCAAAAATGAAAAAGAGTTCACCCCCAACAACATCACGGCAGCCAACGTCCAGTTCCGCCCGGGAAAGCCGATTAAAGCAGCAACCCGTGCCGGAGACGGAGGCCTTACCTTCAAGCGTGTGCCTAAGTTAGGAGAAACTTCCCAAACAGATGGAAATGGTTCCGGTTCGGACGGAGGCATAGAGGAGAACCCTTTGGGATAAATTACTTATAGGTAGTCAGCCAACTGCCTGTAAGTAAATCTCCCGCTACCTATAGGTAAACGTCCTATTGTCTATAGGTAGTTTCAAGTAATTTAGTAGCCATAAATCTCAAAGCAAAATATACGAATAATGAAAGCAATCTACATGAGCGACCTCGCTCAAGCCTACTTCCCGCGAAGTACCCCTCGCAGTGCCAGTATTCAGTTACACCGATGGATAGAACTGAATACAGAGTTGAAATCGGAACTCGAAACCCTGCACTTCAAGCCCCGACAACGGGCGCTCACCCCCATACAACACGAAACTATACTTCGACATTTGGGAGAACCGGGAGAGTAAAGAAGATGAAGCGGAATAGAAATATTCCGCTTTTTTTTGTCATATCAAAATAAATCTGCACTTTTGCATTGCCCCTCAAATTTAGTGATAAAAATACTGAAAAACAGGACATGAATCCCTTTTCAAAACGTAATCCGTAAAATCGGGTTGAGGTTACACTAAATACCTTTGGGCACGTTTTGATAAGGGATTCGCCATATATTTAGAATGGAATATTTGGATTTTACTTCTTTAGTAGCAGACATCAAAAATTTAAATGAACAACAGAACTACTGGATGGTGCGCACTATGGGCGGTGCATATTACAGAGAATTTGTGAAAGGAAATTATATTGCTGTTGGATATAATGATATTACACTTGCCGATTTGCACCATTTACCCCAAACTGATAATTCGGCTAAAGAAGCATTAAAAGTAATGTTTAATAATAGATATCCTGATATTCGAAATTCGGGTTATCCTGTTGCTCAAATATTACGATTTACGCGTGAAATTAAAGAGGGAGACGTTGTTATAATTCCCTCCAACGGAGCTTGCCATGTGGCTATAGGCATTATTACAGGGCAAATGTATGAAGAAGTACATCCACTTTTAGATGAAGAACATCATTGTGACTTCAAGAAAAGATGGCATGTAAATTGGAAACATGCTTGTCGCAGAGAGAGTTTGCCTCCAACTTTGCAATTAATGTTTAATTCCAGACATATCTTATCTGATGTAAAAGGGTATGCTCCTTATATAGATAGTGTTATACACGATTGTTATGTTAAAGAGGATATAATGCATTTAGTTCTAAGAATCAGAACTAGAAATGAAGTATCATTGGACGATTTTTGTGATTTGAAAGCAATATCATTGTTGATTGATGATTTTTGTCAAAAGCATCAAATGGAATGTGATGGCACATTAACAATGAAGATACAAATGGAATCACCAGGATGGCTGCGATTATCAACTAAAACTATCGGATTGCTATTCCTATTTGGCTTAATAACGGTTGCAATAACTGGAGGCGGTCTTCGGTATAAAAAAGGCGAAGGATTTGAATTATATACAAATGGAGTTGGTGGAGCTATCAATGATTATTTGGATAGAGAAGCTGACCGCGAATTAGTCAGAGCAGCAGCCAGAGCAATGGATTCATTGAAAATAAAATCTCCTGAAGATATGCAACCAATAATAGAAATTCTGAATGCTAAAAACGAAGGTAGACGCGATTATTAGTTATGCAGGGAAATAATAAAAAGGAATAAGCAAAAGGGCTACAATAATACCGATTATAACAATTCTATAATCGGTGTTTTTTTTGCAGGTCCAACTCCATGTAATGCAGCATACCACTCCTTGTAATAGCAACATTATACCAGTGCTGATTACAACAAAAGTACCCATAAAAGCTAATATATTTCTAAGCAAGTCAAACATGGTTTATTAGAATTTCACACCGCAAATATATTGATTAGATAATACAGAACTGCTATTTTTAACATAAAATAGATGTAGCGATATAATTTTTCTGCTTTCTTTTTGCTATTCCAAAAACTTTCCTCATATTTGCATTGCTGTACATTTTGACAAGGCGACGATGTTCGCCAACTTTGCCGTTGGCCTTTTTTGTGCCTATCGGTTATCATATAGTTCCGACCCCCGTGTGGAGTGCTTAATGGCCTCCCGGCCTTGTCAAGGTGTACAGCAGCGGGAAAGCGGAACTTTTTTTCTATTCCATATATGCTTTGGATACATAATCAGAAACTCCCTTTCCCGTCTTTCAAGATTTAACACATAAGTGTATAATCGACATATTGTTTCATTTTAAACTGCTGTAAGAAAATGAAAAATCAAAATCGACGCGCCCGCGGACGCTATGTATCCGCCGAGAAGGTCCAGCAAATGTTTGCTAACCTTGGTATTGAACTCTGTTCAGGTCGCAAGCGCATTCGCGCTACCCGTAGTGAAAAATCTATTATTATCTATGCCAATGGTGGCACGGTGAATATCTCCTTTAATGAGGAAGGAGGTCCAAAATGAGTAAAGACCCCAAATTCTCCATTATGAAATATGACTGGACGGATAATAACGGAGCATCAGAATGTATGTATGAGGTTGCTAAAATAGATACAGCCTTATTCATAGATGACCTTGAATTGGACGAACTGAAACTACTACGTGACTTCTTGACTGATTACATCACTGGAGAAGAGAAAGGAGGTCCCCAATGAATCCCAATATAAAAATGAATAAGGAACTGACTATTGAAGAATGGTCAATGGTTGCCCGGGCTGTTATGAGTTTAATTGTAACTTCCAACCTTTCCGAAATCCCCAATAATGATATGCAGCTTGTAAAATGGCTGACTGCATTTTGTTCCGATATTAATAAGGAAATCATAGAACTTTCTTTTCACCAATAATTCTCCAAATCCCCGTTACAGACTTTTGTAGCGGGGATTTGTCCTTCATTGTTCCTCTCTTATCATTTACTTTTGCCTGCATAATTAATGCAGTCCATGAAAAAGGAAACATCACCCACCCAGGAAAATGAGGCGGACACTTCGCCGCTTAGTCCGCAAGAAGCGGCACATGCCATAATGGAAGGACTCATCAAGAAAGCTGCCAGTGGTGATCTTGATGCCATTGTCCTGTTAAAAGAAACCATGCAAGAAGCAAAGTTAGAGAAACTTAGAAAAGAACTGTTCGGCGTATGACTCAACTCGACACCCTTGATAAGATACATCCGGACCTAATATCCGCTTTCCTCACTACCGGAAAGTGTGACGGAATTGCGCCCGATGTACAAATCTTTTTGAAGCAGCTTCAATGGGCTGCCGAAATCTATGAGTACGAACGTAACATAACTCGTGCAGCCAAGCAACTACGCCAACGCATCAATGCACAACAGCAGATAAACATTGATGAACGTACTTGCAAAGCCCGCATCTATGCTGCAATAAACTATTTCAGCATTGATAACAATGTATCTATCAAAGTATGGGAGTCCAACTATGCCGACAAGTACGAAGACTTAGCCAAGCTTTGTGCTGCAGCTGAAGACTATAAAACAATGGGCAAATGTTACTCCGCCGCCCTGGAGTGTCGTCGTCGTGCTTCCGAAATAGCTGAAGCTGATCGTGACTTGGGTATTGTTTTTCTTATCTCTCCAGAACTCAGTTCTGAAGACCTTGGATACAGCAAGGCCTCATTAAAAGAAATTGCAGCCAAGCATAACAAAGGTTTTTATCTCAATCTCATTGACAGCCTTCCTATTAAAAAAGTAGAGAAAAAACGTCTCCTTCGTGATGCTGATATCCAGGAGGCAGAATACGAAGAACTAAATGAGGAATAATATGGGAATAGAACTGTATAGCCAATCTTCAAGCTCTCTCTCATCTCCAGAGACAACCTTCGATGCGACTACGAGCTTCGAATCCTACTACATGAACCAGATGCAAATTTTGGCTAATGTAATCGATCCGAATAATCTATATGCTGAAGTTGCACGCGCCGGTGGCAAGACTGAAGGTATTACCGGTCCCCGCATTATTCGTGTGGCCAATGATATGCCCGGTGAACTTTCCTTCCTGGTACATAAGACCTACGTCGCTCTCATGACTAATGTTTGGCCCAACCTTCAGGCATACTTCTCCAAAGAAGTTACCGTTGGCGGAAAGGTACGCCCCATGCTTGAATACGGCATCGATTATGTAGTCGGTGAAGCCAAACTCCCTTCACACTTCCGCCGTCCCCGATATCCGATATCGTACCCCAAGCACAGCGTTGTTTTCCGTGATGGCCACCACATCCAATTAGTAAGTTCCGATCAACCGGAATCAGTCGCAGGCCGATCGGCTGTTCATGCAATCATCGAAGAAATGAAGCACAACAAGGGTGAAAAACTGAAAACCCGCTTGTTCCCTTCACTTCGTGGATCCAGTGCTGAAATCCGCCGCTCAACATATTACCAAGGTATCACCGGTGTATCTGATACCGCTCGTGTTGACTTGGGGGAGGACGATTGGTTTGAAGAATATGAGAAACACATGGACCATAAACTGCTTGAAGAAATAGCTACTGTTGCTCTTCATGTAAATGCCGCTATCTATCAGAAATACAGATTAATAAATTCACAGCGTGAGACAACCAATCCTGTTACTCTTGAGCACATCCGTCTCGAAATCATAAAGCAAGACCGCATCATTGCACTTTGGAAACCACGCCTGGCCGACATGCGTCGAAATGCAACTCTTTACATTCGCGCCAGTTCTTTCTGTAACAAGGATATTTTGGGTCCTAAATTCTTCAAAACCCAGCTCGAAACCCTCGATATGGATGAGTTCCTTACTTCTATTTGTGCCATTCGTCACAAAGAAGTAATTAACAAGTTCTTTGCTAATTACAACAAGGAAAAACATCAGTTTGCCGATAGCTATATTTACGAGTCCATCCTGAAACTTGACCTCCGGGAACACTTCATCCTCACGGCTCGTTACCTGAAGTATTACAGTAAGCACGATGAACTTCTCGTTGGCTATGATCCCGGCCACTTTTCTTCCTTGACTGTTGCCCAGGAAAAAAACTATGGTCGCCAGCTCCGGATCCTAAAAGAGTTCTATTGCTGTTATCCAGATGAACAACCGGAACTCGCCCGCCAGTTCTATGAGTTCTTTGGTCCGGACTCCATAAACAAACGCATTATTCTATATCCCGACCGTGCCGGTAACAAACGTCGTGAAGAACTGGAGCAAATCACCACTGACAGCCGGGCACTAAAGCGTGAGCTTGAAAGTTATGGCTTCGAGGTTGAACTAATGAACGAGGGCCAGTCTACAATTTACTATTGGCAACAATTCAAACTGTTGCTACTTATTTTTGGTGGCCGCAGTAATGCCCTGCCGGAAATCTTGATAGATGAAAACGAGTGCAAAAACCTTTGCAGCTCTATCATGTTGTCACCACTGAAGAAAACAGAGGGCCGCATAGAGCTTGATAAATCATCAGAAAAGAAAGTACCGTTAAAGAACCAGGCCGGACTAACAACACAGCTCCCCAGCTCCTTAATTTACCTTCTTTTTGGCCGCTATGGAAACAAAGTGCAAAGCGAATTATCATCAATGCCGGATAATTTACCCGATAACTTTGCTATATAGTAGTTCTTTTTCACTCTAAAAATGTATCAGTAAAAGTATAATAATGGGACTGTTTGACATCCGAATAATATCTAATACTTTGGGAAATAGCCCTTTGCTTTTGAAAACTTAAAACGTATTTTTCTTGCAAGGCGCATACCTGCACGCACCGCTGAGTTTTCACTTTGCCGCTCACCCCCTCCCGAAAATTCCGAAAATATGACAAACCCCGGGTGCGTCCTTTTGGCGCACCCCGAAACCCACTACTTTCGGGCATGGAAATGACGATGACAGGTATTCAGGCGATGCAATGGGCTAAAGAGATCTCGAAGCTCCCTAATGGATGCTTCACCATTGCCTTCTTCCCATGCTCAAGGCATAGAGGGGAGGCAATACCTAATCTAACGGTTAAGGAAGGATGCAAATGGCGCACCCAACTTCCGGAAGAACGGTTCAGCATTGATAGTGATAACTTCTTCCTCTTCAGTGATGCAGATGGTGAGCCAAAGATGTGCTATCGCATACTAATCCGGTATATGGGCTTTCCACAAGATGGTTTCAAACTTCATAAAATAGATTGGCTATGAATAAAAGCAACCTTAAAATGGTAGGCAACTATGGTTGCTATCTTGACGACGATAATGTGATATCGTTTCAAATCGGTGATACACCGCTCTCGTCAGTGCTGGATCCTGATCCTATGTTTCCGGTACTTAATAATAGTAACTTTCCGGATATACAATGGCAGAGTATCCAGGGATTTCAAGTCTGCAGTCGTGGCTTCAACAATCTGAAGTGCGAAGAGATCGCCTCAGATATCAAGAAGAATCGACTACTTCCTCGCTTAATAACCAAGCAGGTTAATATGTTGTATGGGCATGGGCTTAGCGTGTACAAGCCTACGATTGTCGATGGCAAATTGCAGAAAGAATGGGTTGATTGCCCTACTGTCACCGATTGGCTTAATAGCTGGAAGGATCGTGGTCTCGAATCGGATCATAAAGAGGTTGCCAAATCTATCATTAAGAACTACTACTATTTCCGTGATTTCTTTGTAAAATGGCGATTTACAATAGGGAAGGGTAGAGGAGTACTCCCTGTTGCCGGTCTTGAAATAATGGAAAATAAGCATTGCCGGCTGGCGACAACAAAGAAGGATGTTGCCACCGATGTAGTCTATTATAAGGATTTCCGGCATATAGCGGTAGGGAGATGGGGCTACGGAACTTCAACTTTCCGTATCTATCCTAAATTCAATCCGTCAGAGGTCGGTAATTACAAGTTTGCGGCGATATCACACCATCGTGAAAAATCCGTTGATGAGTTCTACGGGGTGAATGAAACACATGCCGGAACGAAATCGTATATCAAAGGCTCCAATGATACCGCCGATTATATAAACTCGTTCCTCCGCAACTCTCTGGCCGCTAAAATTCATATAATTATCCCTAATGCCTGGCTTGAGTCGAAACGTATCCAAATCACCAAGCTCTGTGATGAGAATAAGCGACGCAGAAAAAACAATGAGGAACTTTTAAAATATAATGATATTGAGATTGGTACAGAATTCAAAGAATCGACGTTAATCAAATATTTGCAGTCGGAACTCCGCAAAATATCCCGCTATCTTTCCGGAGCGGATAACCAGGGAAAAGCCTATGCAACTATCAGCTTTAAAAACAGCCAAGGCGAGGAAGAACGTTGGAAAATAGAAACTGTCGATTTGAAATATAAAGAATATATCGACGCCCTGATATCCTACGATAAACGTGCCGATGAAGTCTTACTCTCCAGTGTGGGCCTTGATTCTTCAATTTCGAGCGTCAGCAAAGATGGAGTTATTTCCAAATCGGGTGCTGATGCATATTACAACTATCTGATCTACATTATGTCGCTCACCTCTGAAGACGAAATTTGTACAGAGCCATTTAACCAGGCTCTGCAGATAAACTTTCCCGATTTATACAGTCAGGGATATCGCCTTGGCTTCTATCGTGAAGTTCCGGCCCGCCAAGAAGAAGTATCACCCAAAGATAGACTTAATAAGCAACAGTCATGACAATATTACAAGAACTATTTCCTACCATCGCGGAGTTTCGCAAATACGCTCCGTATGCCGAAAGTAATATTACTTTCGATCAGCTCAACTCATCAGCAGTTTCAGCCAAAAAGATGATGATTATTATACTAACGAAAGATGTCTATTCTGAGATTGTGAAGGTTGATGGAGAGCTAAAGGAAGCCTTATGTATGGCTATGGCCAATTTGACAATGGCAAAGCAGCTCATATTCGATATCGTTTCTAAGCGTAAAAATGATGTCGATATCTACAAGCATGAGCAGGAAACCATGCGTCGCTCATTTATTGAAAACTACTTCAATGCGATGGATACAGTAATCCAGTTACTCGATACTGAAGATAAATTCCCTTCCTGGAAAGAAACCCGCTACAAGAAACTTCTTGATGGACTTAGAATTCAAAGTACCGAAGATTTCGATATGCTATACTCCATTGACCTCTCTTATCTCTTTTTCTTCCGGACAATACCTATTCAGAAAGAAGCTCTGGACGATGGCCTATCCGCCTACTTTGAACGAGCAGAAGGTAAAGAGGATGTATTGCGGATGCTTCATCGATGCCTGGCCAAACAAACCATTGCCATTGCACTCCGACGTTTTGATATCATTGAGTTTCCGCCTACGATCCGGAGCCTGTTCGATGATTCCAAAGCAAGTCGATCCGGAAAAGATGAGCAGGAACGCATGCTTGCTTTATCCGCTTCATTAATGGATGAAGTGAAACAGGAATTAGCCAATATCGACCTGATACTCACTTCGGATTCTTCCGGATCCGTTGATACTAACACTTCTTTTAACCGTCCTGATGACATAATATTAGTGATGCCATGCTAAATCCTACCATTGACTTTATGGCGAAAGGAGTTCAATATAGCATTCCTAATACCTGGGAAAGCCTTACTCCATATCTTTTCCGATCACTGATCCATGATATATCCTTGATGGCCCAAGGCAAACTCTCGATTGCTATGGTCCGCGTGAACTATGTCTGTCGTGTTATGGGGTGGCAACTCAAAAAAATAAAGGACTCTGATGGATTGGCTAACTTAACCTGGCTGGCCGAGCAAGTAACATTTCCATTCACAATTATCTATCCGGATAACGATGCTGCTCTTCAGGATCTCGATCCTGAAACACGAAAGTTATGTAAGCGCATTCCTCCACATCGCCTAACAGGCATCACCATTGCCAGATATCTGAGTAAGCAGCCTTATAACTATGCTGTTGACTCATGCTTTTGTAAACAGCAGATCCCGGCAATTCGCATCGATGACGACGAGCTGTATTCAGCCTATAATATAGATACCTCGTTCAACCGGCTCACTTGCTCTTTGACAGCTCTTCAGTTTATCGAGGCTCGCTCCCTAATCGGCGGATCACTGGATCAACTTCCACTTCTGGCCGCTATCCTTTACTATCCGGAGCAGTACTCTTCTGATGGAGCTCATGCCCTTGCACACAAGTTTGTAAATCTGCCGACGGATGAGTTGACGGCTATCGCCTTTAACTTTCAGGCATTCGTTAATTATCTATTTACCAAAACCGAATTCAAGTTACTTACAGAGGCTAAGAATACCAAAGAGTCTGCCATTTCTACCGGTGCTCTTGAGTCTCTGTATAACTTGAGTTCTGATGGTCTTGGCGACGTTTATACCGTCGAGCGAATGAATATTCTCCAATACTTGACCATTCTTCGTAAGAAACTCATTGATACCGTCCGAAGCCTTCACTCAGCTAAGATGGAAAAGATAGACATTGCGAATGAAACCGGCTTACCCATTTACATAATAAATGATATACTATGATTCTGAAATTATTAAAGTACTTCGCTCAATACCCTCAGAAAGAAGGGGTGATCTCTATGTTTAGCAATGGGGCAAGCCAGTTCCCACAGTACTCCGCTCTGCTTGAGTACGTGAAAGGACTTCCGGCACCGCTCATGCCAGCACTTGAGAATCTTGTTTTCGGTCAATCATACGATGATGTAAAAAGGCGTGTGAATGATATCACGGGTAATTATCTCTTCATTGATTTTGGAGAATTCTCCTCGTCCCGGGATTCCCGAAACTCCATTTTAGACCAACAGAAGCTGGCGGCTACTATCGCCATGAAGCTCACCGACTCAGCCGATATGATCGAAGTCGCCCTTGCCTCGGATATCACCTTATCCCTTCTTGCATCTCTCCGGAAGAAACTCATCCTGGACTCTCGTGCGGAAAATTGCCCTTGGCTGGATAAGATATCCGATAATCACGATATCGTTCCTTTTGTTTCTCCGGAGTTTAAATCCATAGGCTGGACACTCATGTTCAGTTCCTCAGCAGCTGATCTTTTCGAAGTGAAGATACCACAATAAATGTCCTTTATTCGTTGCTGAGAACACTATACTTTTGAAATAAAAAGAACGCTATGGAACTTTTTCTTAGATCAATTTTAGACCATTTGTGCCATATATTTTCCACTTTCTACGGTTGGTTAGTGGCCTTATTACTTCTTATCTTCAATTTTTTTGCACCTGCCTATTATCCTTTTCTTATAGTATTTATCCTCATCTTGGTAGATTTAGGTTGGGGAATTGCAGTTTCACTGAAAAAGGGAGATTTTGCTTACTCGGAAGCTGGGCGTGAAACCTGCATCAAAATTGCAATATACGGATGTTGTTTAGGTTCGGTCTATATGATTGAACACATGTTCCATCCAGGCATCACCATCACTTCTGTTGCTGCGGCTGTAGCCGGAGCCTGCGAAGTTTGGAGTTTTAGTGCGTCCATGCTTATCATATACCCAAAGATGCCTTTCTTACGTATATTCCGTGCGCAACTTCGTGGGGAAATGGAGAAAAAATTAGGACGGAGTATTAATACATTTTTAAAATAAAAATATATGAAGCATTTCACAATTGCGGAATTATGCCGCTCAAACACAGCAGATCGATTTGGAATTGACAATCGATGCAAAAAAGAACATGTTGCGAACCTCACACAATTGGTGGAACATGTACTGGATCCACTAAGGGAGGCCTATGGGAAACCAATTACAATTAATAGTGGTTTCCGTAGTGAAGCATTGAATCGTAAAATCGGTGGTTCAGCCACCAGCGATCACATGAAAGGAATGGCCGCAGATATCACAGGTGGCAATCCCAACGAAAACCGCCGTTTATTCTACCTCATTCAGGAACTTGGATTACCGTTTGATCAACTCATCGATGAGAAGAATTTTTCTTGGGTCCACGTTAGTTATCGAGGGGCTACCAATCGAAACCAGATTCTGAAACTTTAAGATAGTGTAATCATGAATTTTGTTCATAATATATTGATTGTGTTGTTTATCTTACTCCTGATCG